ATATGCGGCCTCAAGAATCTTCGACATATTGCCGGTCTCGATTGGCGGCAGCATGTCTGAGGTCTCGAACGGGTATGCTTTCGTCTCGGATACTGAGGTCTGCCGTTCCATATGCCGACCGAGTATCCCGTCGACCCGGTTCCGGATGCCTCGGAAGTGCTGGAGAGTCCTGGCAGACAGGTCATCCGTCTCCTCCTCGCGCTCCTCCAGGAGGCGACGTCCTAGTAACCGGCCTCGTGGAGCTACCCGCGGAGCCTTGATCGCGGCGAGGATCGGGTGGGCCTGCTCGATTGGCGCGGCCTCTACCGCGACCGGGGCTGCTTGTTGCCCCTCGGCAACCTCAAAGACCGACGACGGGATGCGCCGGAGCGCACCGTCCGAGACCGCGTCGAAGCCGAGAGCCTCCCGCGTCTCGTTAAGGGTGAGGATACCGCCCGCGAACAGGGCCGTCAGCCGGGTCGTCGTTGCCACCTGATCGTCGAGGACGCCCCTCATGGCGACCCAGTCGACCGTGAGGGTCTCGTTCGTGCCGTACTCGTCGAACAGGTTCCGGTTGAAGTACCTTAAAATGCGGGAGACCATCGGCTCCAGAGTCTCGGAGTGGAACGCCAGACGGGCTTCGCGATAGTTGCTAAAGGTCGACCGCTGAAGCCCGACGTTCGCCCCGACTAGGATCGGCGGGACTCCGAAGACAGCGCAGATGCGGGACTCGGTCAGGTTGTGCAGCCCGTCGAGCGACATATCCTTCGGGCTGTTACTCATCGGCTGATACTCGGCGTCGTCGTCGAGGATCGCGACCCGGTGGAAGTTGTTGACCCCACCGAACTGAGACCGCCACCGCGACCGGATCGTCGATGCCTCCTCCTGGGAGGTCAGCCGTCTCTTGACCTTGAGGAGGCCGGACGGGACGCCCGCGTTGGCGAAATAGACCTTCGCGAAGTCGGTCATGTTGAGGTCGAGGTTAACGGTACGGGCCGCGACCTGGAGAGGACTGAGGCCGTAGATGTCCCCCGCAGGATTCGGCAGGGCGAGGTGGCACATGTCCCGGCTCTCGACCCCGTACTCGATGCCGCCTACCGTGTAGACGTAGCTCTCCGCGCCATAGTCGCCGGGGACGATTGTCACCCGGTCGGGCCGTAGGAGGTACATGCCGGACACCTGGTCGCCCCGGCTCCGTTCCTTGATCACGTAGGCGTTGCCCGCGACCATCAGGAACGTGACGAGCCGCTCGATGAACGAGTACCAATCGCTGTATGGGTTAGGCTTGGAGGTCAGGTCGTAGAGCAGCCCGCTCTCGACCTCGACACTGCCGCCGTCAGCGGAGGGGGCCTGGACGTAGTACCGGGGCGAGGCCGCGGAGGTCGCTAGCTCGCGGATACAGGCGTGGACGATCTCGTTCTTGCCGTATCCCTCAGAGGCGAAGTTGGCGTAGTTGACGTCAGGGTAGGACGCCTGGCCGACGTCCATATTGAGCGGGACGGTGGTCGAGAGTTCCTGCTGTTGCTTGCGGAACAGCGTGTCCCAGATCGCCAAACGTGACCCTCCTCCGGCGTTCGGGCTTGCGCCTCGGACACTGCGCCGGATCGGGCCACTAGCTCGGACGATATCACGACCTATCAGACCGCGTCAAACGCCATCACCGACTGAGACATCCGCTGGGCCGCTATCTCGCAATACCGCTCTTCGATCTCGATCCCGATGGCCTTGCGCCCCAGGTCTTTCGCGGCTCTGAGGGTCGTCCCGCTACCCATGAAAGGGTCGAGGATGGTATTAACGCCCTCGCCCGCTTGTTGGATGCACCACCGCATTACAGGGACGGGCTTCTGTGTCGGATGATAGCGGAATTCCTTATTCCCCATGTCCCCTTGGAGCATCCCTTGCCACCGCCACCGTAGTAACCGAACGGCCTTAGACATATTTGTCCAAGCCATCTCCGCATCAGCGAAATCGGTAGCACCGTTCTCTTTATCCCAGATAAGCCAGCAAGATGAGGGCGGCAGGTCATAGTAGTTGCCGCCAAATATAATACTGGTCGTTGCCATCTCGCGCACTACTGCCATAAGGGACGCATCTATGGACTTATCGTCCCACGCTGCGTTCCCAAAATCCTTGGAAGTCGCGAGCAGTCCTCGCGACTTGTTCTTTCCTGCGGCTTCACCAATGCCATAAGGCGGGTCAGTCAGAACCAAATCCACCGGCGGCAGCGTCGGTAGTATCTCCCGGCAGTCGCCGTGGTAGATGGTGACCGCGTCATCCTCGTAATATGGTTTCATCAATCTGCCTCGTTGCGGGTCTTGCACCGGGAGCAGACGATCACCGTGCCGGTCGCGGCCTTCTCCGCGAGGAGTTTCCCGCAACCCTGGCACCGGAGTTCTTTGTTCACTGTGCAGCCACGCAATCAGCCTTTTTCTCCTTCACTACATAGACAACGATGCTGCCCAGGACGAATGACATGCGAATCCTGGGTGCATACGTGGGTCGGCTGAATATCTGACTGCGTAGCATGATCTCCGCACAGCATCGTCCCTTGCACCAGATAGATGGCTGTCTTATTACACAGAGGCCAGTGATCATCCGATTCTTTGGCAACGATTATCGGGCAAAACGGCCAGTGACTACTATCCAACGGCAGGTCTTCGGCTGTTCTATCAGCCATGATCACTGCCCTATCAGCCAGCATCACTGTCCGTGCTCTCGGATGTCGCGAGCCGCCTTCGAGAATTATCATAACTACTCCATTATTCGTTCAGAATTACCATACCCCGACCCCTGGCGCACCTGTACGGCCATATACCGCGAGGGCCAGGGCCATCACGCAGTCGTCGTGCATCCCCTCCGGGGCCGAGTACCTGACGCCCGTCCTGGTGTACTCGTAAGTGAAGGCATCCAACTCGGAGACGATCACGCCCTGCGGATACCTCACCTCCCCGGTCTGGATCGCCATCGCCAATCCCTCCATCAGCCTCTGTTTAGATGGCGAGGAGAATTGATAGCCCTCCACGTTCGATAGCTCCCGCTGAAGCCGTTCGACGATAGGATCACCGACCCCGGTGGAGTCCACGATGGCGGGCGTCAGGCCGATCTCCTGGGCCAGCCGCCGGACGGTCTCCTCCCAGGGCCACTGATACCGGTCGAAGCGGCAGACGGCCCCGGTCTCGTCGAGGCCGACGACCACCGTCCAGTCGATGGACTTCGCCAGGTCGACCCCGTAGACCACCGGAGGATCGCCGGAGACGTCCCCGATGCAGGCCCGGATCGCCTCCTGCCCGAACGGGTTCCCGCCGTCGTCTGACGGCTCGGCATAGTAAAGCTCCCGGAACACACTCTCCGGTAGCTGCCTCTGGGCCTGGTCGATCTCCTCCGACGCTATGATCCCCGCGTCTATCGCGTCCGCTGCCGTGAGCTTCGCATACGTCCACCCCGGCTCCCCTCCCTCGGCCCGACGCGCCAGGGCGTATGCCCAGTTCCTCCGACCCTTGACGTTGCCGATGATCCGGACGGGGCCGCGGGTCGCCGTCAGGGTCGACCGGATCGCGTGCCACGCCTCCTCCCGCATCCGCGTCGCCTCGTCTAGCACCGCGGCATAGACGTCCTCGCCGTAGAGGTTGTCGGGCTTCTCCGCAGATCGGAACGAGAGGATCGCCCCGTTAACCAGGGTGATCGTTAGCTCGGATTCGTTGGCGGTGTACAGGGTCTCCGGTAGGCCCCGCTTGAGCCGCCGGTATGCGACCTTAGCCTGGGGATAGACGGGGCTGATCCACCAGAACGCCTGACCCCGTAGCCCGCCCATAGCCCGCTCTAGTATCCACGCGATACAGGCGACAGTCTTGCCGCACTTCGTCGACCCCTCGATGATCCCGTACCGGTCAGGGCTGAAGATCGCCGCCTGCTGCTTCGGGTAGAGACTGGGTCTCCGGTACGTTACCGTCGGGGCCGTCGCCGTTGAGGTAGTTGCCACTTGCCGCCTCTATGCTGAAGGTTACTTCGCCCTGGGTCAGATGGATCGCCCGCTGGTCGATAGTGATCAGCGGTTCCTTCGGGATCACGCCGTTAATCTCGCTGATCCGGTGCATGATCGACATCACCATCTTGGTCGCGGCCTCGTCCCCGGCCAGAGCCTGGGGCCACCACCGGGACAGGAGGGTCGTGTACCGCTCCATCTGGAGGGCGCGTATCTGGTCGGCCATGCCGCTATACTTCTCGGCGAGGTCGTTCAGGACGCGCTTGATCGACCGGTGAACCTGGGACTTGTCGACGCCCAGGGTCTCGCCGATCTGCTTCTCGGTCGCGCCGCCTTTGTAAAGCTCCAGCATCTGATACCGGCGAAGCTCAAACTCGGCCTTCTTCTGCGGCGTCGGGTAGAGTCCCGGCTGTTTGCGCTTCGGCATTAGACCTTCACCGCCTTCTTGAACTCCTGGGAGATGATTAACGGGACGGCCTTGCCCCAGTCTATATGGTGGTGGAGCCGTCGGCTCGTCCGGCCTATAGTCCTAATGGTTGTACAAGAAGGAGCCGCCATAACCGTGTAGAACGATTTCACATATGTCCCGGCGTCCAGGTAAACGTCGGTCATGCCTCTAGTATTGGCCTGAGTCCGAACTTGATTAAGCTGTAGCTGCATGTCAGTAAAGAATAGCGTTCCAGTACGACCCAATGCGACGTAGGTATTCACGTCGTCGTTAATCCTGCCTCGAAACCGGATGGGCTTATCTGCACTACAGACGAAGCTATTCATCGCCTTACGCTTGAACCGCTGTGGTTTTATCTCCCCACCTAGATGGTCGCCTCCCTGAGATAACGCAATCGTCGTGACCGGCGTCGTCTCGATAACTCGGACGAGAGCATCAAAAACGGTGTCAAGGCTCCTCATCTTCCAACCGTGATACTTCTCCCGCCCGGTGGTATTTAACCGGTGACCCATCCCCAACCTACGGTATAGCCAAGCAATATAATCGTCGTCCAGTTGGACAAAATACCGATAGCCTTGCTGCCTCGCTAAGTCCCAGCAAGCGTTCCGCGCCCAGAGCGCAGTCCGACGGTCTAAAGAATTGTCGAACTGGTCAGTGTAACGCGAGACCTCGTCCTTGGAGAACACCAGGACGTCGTCGCCATAGATGCGCTTGTACTCCTCACCGGTCTCGTCCTCGTCGTCGATCACGATGAACACCTTGCCCGTGTAGCCGTGGGTCTGAAGCGTCCGGTACGTGATCACGTTGTTCGGCCTGCCGTGCGTCAGGATGAAGGCGCAGAAGTCCTCACGCATCTGGATAGTCCTCGTGGAAGGCCGTGTCGATGTCCTCCTTGAGCCGGACGAACCCGTTCTCTATCGCCTGGTCGTAGTCGATAACCACCAGAGCCGACCGCTCCATCAGAGCCTGGACGACGGCGGGAGCGTGGGCGTAGTAGTTCGCAATGCGCTGGAAGTTGAACGCGACGTGCCGCTCTGCCGCATCTAGTAGGAACCCCTCGACCTCCTTCGGCAGACCGGCGTCCCGTATCTCGCGGAGCAACTCGTCGGCGGTACTCCGGTCGGATAACTCGGCGACCTCCGGCTGCGGCCCTGACGGTTCATAGATCGGAGTGTCCACGGTCTGCGTATATGCCTCGTCCGTTACCGGCTCCGGCTCCAGCAACGTCAGCGGCTCGTACCCGTTCGCCAGGGTCTGGAGGAGGGCATTCACCGTGTCGTTGTCCGACGATACCGTCGCCAGCAACTCCGTCAGCCGCTCCTCGTCCCGCCCCGCCATCGCCGCCAGCGGGTCGAGGGTCGCCAGCATCAGGTCGGACTCGGCCTCGTTGATGTCCAGCACCAGCACCGGGACGTCGGAGTCCGGTGTAGTCTCGGCCCGCAGATGTCCGTCGACTAGCATCAGCCCCTCGGGCGTCTCGCGGGCGATCAGGGCGTCGGCGTACCCGACCTCCGCTAACACGCCTCTGAGGGCGTCCTGCTGCGCGGTAGGATGCACCCGCCAGTTCTTGGGGTTCGGGATAAGCTCCGACGCCGGGACGCGGCGAAGCTCCTTGATCCGGTCTCTAATCTGCATCGTCTACCCACTTTCCGGTATCGTGGTCATACACCATACCTAACAACCGCTCCTTCGTTGCCTTCGCATAGGTTGGGCCATACTTCCCAGAGCGGAGCATCCGCGTCAGAGACCCCTTGCACCCTGAGCAAGCCCGCCCCCATTGCCCCTGCTTATTATTGGCTGGCGGGTTCCCGCAGTACCGGCACCGCCACGACCGACGTTCCTTCATATGATCACGTGTCTGCATGAGTCCATTCCTCCTCCTCGGTTAGATCGTCATCGCCCTGGCAAACACGGCAAAGGACATCTGGGCAGGTGTAGCTATAGCCCGGCATTCCTATCCAGTCCCCGCATACGTCCTCCACGGGATCGAGTCCTCCGACCCCGCACTCCTCGCACTGCACGACCTCACGTATCATGGCTGCACCTCGATGCAGTGCCGACACTTGTGATCCTGGAAGGCGATGTCTAGCTCGGATATCCCACGGCCACACACAATACACCTGTTGAATGTAGGCAGCACTCCCGTTTTGCCAGGGTAGTCAGAGGACATCTGGCTTTGCAATCGGTAGAATAGCTTGCACTCAGCGCATCTCCTGGTTCCCGGCGTCCGACCCGCCTCTGCCCGCACCACTTCGCCCTGGCAGGACGGGCATGGTGGGAGCGGCACCAACCACCATGCATCCCACGGCCCAACATCACCACAAACCGTCTCCTCTCTGGTCTCCTCATCAACTAGCACAACCCTGAGCATCTATCTCCTCCTGTTTTATCGCCGTCAATATCGCTTGGCTGCACCTCAATAGTGTGCATTGCGTCTATGATCTCGGCGGTCACTATAACGGCATCCTCACTGGAGCAGAACATCAGCATCCCGACCTCCGTGGTAATGTTCCACCATCCCTTCGGTGTCGTGTAGACAAAATGACTCCCGCCCATGACGTCCGTCATACCCGTAGGCAGTGCCTCCTCCTCGGCCCCGCACCGCACGCACTTGAACCCCTTTAGTCCTCGCGAGGTTTTCCCCACGGTTGCGCCTCCTATTCGCTGACAGGCGTCACGGTGACCGCGACCCGGCTCTCGGCCCGCGTCTTGACGCGCTCCGCGGTCATAGTGTACTCCACGACGTGAGCGGGGTCATCATCGACCGGCATGACCCCGCTATCAACTAGCCCGTCGATGACCGGGCCGCAGAGGGTCGCGAGGCCGTCCCAGTCGAACGGCTTACCGCACCAGTACTGTCGGATCGCTACCGTGCAACGATCCGGCGTCTGCCACCCATCCTCGGCCTCGATAAGCCCCAGGACGTATGCGTCCGCACGGGCCTGCTTGATCAGGTGTCCTAAGGAGTGCGGACTGCCCTTCCTCAGACCGTTCTTCGATAGTCGTCGGTCAGGCTGGAACTCAATCGTCAGCGTTTCCATGCTCTCCTCTCTCACTCTTATATAACTCTACTACCCCCCTACGCCCCCCTTTAGGGGGGGCTAGGGGGTAGGTTAACCATTAACTGTTAACACATCGACCTGTAACGGGGTTTACCCGCCGGGGTGGTGTCTCTCACTAGCTCCCACCCGTTTCGGCCCTGGTTTGTAGCTGTCACGTTAAGGATTAACACCTCCGATGTTAAGGATTAACACCCTGCCATAACACTCCCTGCACCGGCTCGATCACCGGCCACCAGGTGACCTGCCTCCGGCCACTACCCTCCCAGACCCGCGGGACGCCCTGTCGGGCGAGGCCCGTGTTCTTCAGGTCGCTCAATCGTTTCCGGGTCTCCATCTGACCGAGTCCGGAGACCTCCCCGACCTGACCCGTCGTCAGCCCTGGGCTTTGCAGGACGATGGTTAGCACCCTGCGAATATGGGTCTGCCGCGATCCTCCCGCGTTGATCGACGCCTCAGCTTCAAAGCTCGTCACCGGGTTATCCCGCCGGGATACCGGGACATCCCATCTCTCCGACGTCTCCATACATGCCTCCTAACGGCCCTAGCAGCCCCGGAGCGGCGTTTTACGACCGCCCCGGTAGCTTACCCTAGACACTCCCCGAAACGGCTCTATGAGCGATATCTGCCGCCCGGTTTCAGTTACTCCACCCCTAGCGGTTCGATGGTCTCCCAACGACCGTTACGACTCACGAACCTGTCGTCGCCTGAGAGGGTAGCCGACAGGCTCCGGTTCGGCGCGTCGAGCATTTCGGCGAGGTCGCCCGTACTCAACGCCCCGTGCTCCGAGATCGCGATCCCGACCCGCTCGCCGAGTGGCAAAGTCGCCACCAGTTTAGAGTTCTTGCGGATGTCGAGGTCGTCGATGGCACAGCCGTCCTCGCCCCACGTCAGCCGGAACCCTATAGGAGGCCGTAGCGACCCTGTATTACTCTTACGGTGGTGTAGGGCGTAATCGCTATGGTTCTGCCGCTGTCCCGCGCTGACAGCAAGCTCGAACACGTTACGCGGGAGGTTGATCCAGTAGACGCTGCCGAAGGGCGAACTCTTGCCACCCTTCCGGGCCTCATGCGTGACGTGCGCGAGGATGATCGTCTGCACGGGGTCTTCGGGATCAGACATATCCCTCAGCGCGTCGAAGAACTTCAAGGTCGGGGACGCGCTCTCCGGCTCCCCGCCGCAGGCAGGGCCAGCGGAGTCGATCACGACCGTCTTGATCCCTAGCCGAGTGATCTCGCCCCGTAGGAACTCGACCGAGTCCCAGATCGCGCCCGCCATAAACCTATAGAACACCATCCCCGTCCTCCCTGACTCCGGTCGATCCGGGTCGGGCCACGGCCCAGGCTCCACGCCACTCGCCCGGAGTAGTCCGCGGTTACGGTGCCAGGTCATTCGCTCGGAGGTCTCCCAGTCCAGAAATAGCACGTTGCCCTGGGTCGCCTGGAGACCTCCAACCTCGGTGCCGGTATGTAACGCCGACGCCCACGCGAGGGCCATCTGGCTCTTGCCGATACCTCCCGCTCCATAGACCAGGGTCGGGAGTTGCTCCCAGACGATCCCCGGCAGAACCTCCGCAATCGGTGCCGGTGGCTCCATCGCTCCGAGGGCCACGATAGGCACCCCGGCACGGTATCGCTCCAGCACCAGCACGGTCGCCTGGGTCAGCCTCTGCCGCCAGTCGCCCCTCTCGCTGACCCGGTCGAGGTCGCTGATCACCGACCGCCAGGTCTTGGTAATCGACGTCCGCACCGGGCCGAGGAGGTGGGGCGCAAGCTCCTGGTCGTCGGAGATCGTCACCTCCGCGTCCACCTGATAATCCCGATGCTCGTATATCCGGTCGAGGCGTATCGTCACGCCCTCCGTCCATCGCACGATGTAGGTCGTCCCGAGCGTATCCAGGATCGGGACGGTTAGCTGATCAATCACAGTGGGGTTCCTCCCTTCCTCTCTCGCTTCGCCGGAGCGGATGCCTGGGGACGCGACCAGTTGGGCTGCCGCTCCTCCATCCGCTCCAGGATTTCCGTTAAACGCAAAAAAGCCCCGGCCAAGTCCTCATCGTGAGAACTCGACCGGGGCATAGTCTGCGTCCTAGCATATGCGGTGTCCACGGCTCGGCACCAGCCGCCACCCGGAGCCACCGGGTAGTCGTGGAGGTCGCAGTAGTCAGGCGTGCAGGGCATTACAACGCCACTCGCCAGGAACCCAGAGCGTCGTCGAGCAATACGGCCAGCCCCTGAACCGTATTACTCTCGTCTGCTAGATACTCCGCAGAACTCGCGAAGCCCGCGTCCTGTATCACGCGGGAGATGTCGCCCTTCGCGAACCCCTTGCTCTTGACCCAGGCGTCGAGGTCTGGGCGGTTACTCAACCCGGCGATGTCGTCCGGCACCTCCTTCCTCACGCCGGTCACTATCATCCCGGCCTCCTGCGCCGCGACGACCAGCGGCGAGTCGGCGACGTTGAACTCGATAACCTCCTCCGCGCCGCCACTCGCCGGAATCTCTGACGCCAGTCGTTCGGCTAGCCGGTCGTTATACCAACCGGCCAGGATCGAAGCGTCCTCCATTAGCCCGTCGAGCGTGTAGCTCCCAGGCTCCGCCATCGCGAGGAGATCGGAGACCGCCTTCCGGTCGTTGACCCCCTCGATCTCCCGCCGGTACTTCGCGACCTCCTTCGCGAGCTTCTCAGTGGGCGTGGGAGCCGGGAGGTACGTCGTCCCGCTTGCCTTTGAAGGCCCCTGGGAGGCCGTTTGAGCCGTCCTAGCGGTAGGGGTGGGTGAGATAGCCCCGGCCCCGTTCGTCGCCCCCGCTGAGAACCCGACCATGTTCCAGGTCACCATGTACTGGGTCTCGGTGCCGTCAACTGGCCCCGCCGGTAGGTCGCCCCGCTCGACGTAGAATTTCGACCGGGCGTATCCCTCAAACCTGCCCAGGCCGGTCGCCCCGACCTGGGGCGGCGGCCCCTGCTTTTTATTCCAGGCGAGATATTTATACGACCTGTCCCCATCAAACGCCGGGATGTCGGCCTCTATGGAATACTTCCATTTGGCATCGTCCACGACGGTCAGGATGATAGCCTCGGTTTCGATTATCTCTGGCACTATTGTCCTCCCCTTTTAGCCTCAAATTTGATCCTCGGATTACCGGGTATCTTCGCGTCTTCGATGATCGCCGCGTGGTCGTGGGACAGCCTCGCCATCTTCTTGGCCTGTGTCATGTTCCACTTCTCAGGCTCCCGCTTGACCACCTCACGCTCCGGCGTGTAACCGACCATGTCGTCCGGGCTGGTTATCTCCCGCAGCCTCGCCAGCGTCGCGTAGTCGTAACTCATCGGGACGGTCAGGGTCGCCTCGCCAGCGTCCGTCCGGACTACCGTCGCGCCCCGATCCTCCATCCCCTCGACGACCGCCCGCTCCAGGTAGTAGACGGCCTGCTCCTGCGCCTTCAGAGCGGCCCTGGCCTCGACTAACTCGTCGACCAACTCCTCCAGCGACAGGTTTATCGTCCGCTGTGCCTCTGATAGCCTCATTCGTCCCTCTCTTCCTCGGCCTTCGGTGGCCGTCCGATTCGTAACGTCCGACGCGAAAATGGGAACGGCAGAAGCCAGACCGCGCCCCACGGCATCGATACGCGCTTCGCGTCCTCAAATGCGCCCTTCGCGATCAGCCTATGGACGCGCTGCCGCGTGATCCCGAAATGCACCGCGGCCTCGGTTACTGTTCCCCATCTCCCAACGGGCATATATCACCTCCTTCCTTGTTGGTTCCCGTCTAGCCTCCCAACGACAAAAAGGGCCAGCGGTGGCACCTTATAGGCTACCACCGCCAACCCTTAAATACTAGCCGATCACCTCCTCTCGTTCTACCCGTTCCGCGGCCTAAATAGCCCGAACAGTTTCTCTCGCAGGAACTCCATGTCGGCGATATTAGACCGCTCCTGCATCGACTCTGGCTCGACCGCCTTCAACGCCTCGATCCCATAATGTAACGCCTGGGACAGAATGTACTGTCCCCGAAAACTCATCGCGAACTCCACCGCCTCCTCGCCCTCTGAGATGCTCTGCCCGAAACTCAACTTACCGGCACCGTGTTTAGGATCGACCACGCCGTCGCCCTCATCTGCTCCCCGCCGGAGCCGAGCCAGGAGTTCTGGAGCCGCCGCGAAACGACCGCGTCGTCCGTCGATCCCAGGCTGTCGATAGACCGGCTCCCCTTGGAGTAATCGAGGTATTCGGTGACCGCGTTGAGGGCGTCCCACCGGGTCTCGCCCTTGTTGCCCTGGCCCAGGTAGAAGAGGTCGAGCATCCGACTCGCTGCCGGGGCTTTGATCCCGTGCTGCATGTCGATTGCCACGTCGTCCTCCAGGCCCAAAAGCTTATAGGTCATGTCCTTCATCTCGGCATGGCTCCACGCCTGCTCCGCGATCCGATTCGCGTCCTCGATCAGCCGCGCCATGTAGGCGTCGTTCAAACCGAGGAGGTCGCGGGCCTCGTGAACCCGCTCCATGATCCCCGACGTATGCCTCGCGGCGAACGCCGCCCGACTACTCGTCGCCGCTCCGAGCGTATTGGAGCAGACGACCCTGACCGACGTCAGGCGCATCCGGAGCGCAGCCGTCCCGTCGTGCGAGTTGTCCAACAGGATGAAGGACTCCAGCTTCTCGCCGTTGTCGAGCCGGTAGTCGCCCTGAAGCTTGCAGAGCATCCAGACCCGCCGCCCTCCGAACAGGCTCCCGACCGTATGAAAGGCTGCGTCACCGGAACCGACGACCGCGTTGATCACGTCGAAAGCTACCGTATTCTGAAGCGGCGTGTAGCCCTCCGACATAATCCCGAAGACCTCGTCG